TTTCTTATGAACGCGGAGTTTCCATAATTATAGCACAGGAGATTGCACAATGAGTTTAACAAAACTAAACAATCAGTCTCTTTCCGCAGTGACATCCGCTGGTCTTCCTTCTGGTACTGTGTTGCAGATTCAATCATTCGATAAGTTAGATGACCAAATTATAATAGGAACATCTTTTACTGATGTGATGAGTGTGTCTATCACGCCTACAAGTACAACATCAAAGATACTTGTTAAATGTGACATTAACATCTCAGCTTCGACTGCAAGCGAAGGCGCTACAGGCTCACGTTATAGTGCTGTAAAGCTATATCGGGATAGTACTCAAATTGGACTTAATACATCTATATTATCTAGTCAGAGTCAGGTGTGGTTTTCCTGTAATTCAGTTCAAGGCACTAACTCAGGTTACAATCAAATGAACAGCAGTGGCTCGTTCATGGATGCGCCAGCAACTACTTCGGCTATTACTTACAAAATACAAGCAGGTAATACTCATGGTGCTAGTACTTACACTTATATAAATAGAGCACCTGTTAATACTAACGGTGCTTTAATCCATAGAGGTATTTCTAACATTACAGTTATGGAAATCGCAGGCTGATGAAAGACATCCACACCGACATAGCTATAATCGGCGGCGGCATTACTGCTCCGCTGTGGGTCAATGCGCTTACAGACTGGTTCGGGTTCTTCGCGGCAGCGGCGGCTATGATTGTTGGTGCGTACCGGGTTTATCAAATATTCTGGGGGTCGAAGAGTGATAGCTGAAACCCTTGCGGGTCTAGCTCTAGTTAAGAGCGCGGTCGATGGCATAAAGTCAGCCATGGCAACCGCTACTGACATATCGGACGTGGCAAAACAACTGGATGACCTGTTCCTCGGGGAACAGCAGGCGCAGAAGGCGCGCAACAAGAAGGCCGGGGCTAGCCAGTTCAGCGTGAACAGCGTCGCCAAGGAAACTATCGACGCGAAGGTTGCCGCAGAAAAATTATACGAGGTAAGCGTCTTGGTAGACCAGCGCTTCGGTCATGGCACTTGGGCTGGTATTGTTAATGAACGCGCCCGGCGCATACAAGAAGCCAAGGAAGTAGCGAAGCAAGAACAGATAGAACAGAACCGCAAGAACCATGAACTGTTTGAGACTATAAAGACAGCCGGCATTGCATTCGCGGCGATAATTTTTGTTGTTGTGTGCCTCATTGTTTCGGTGATGCTGACCTCGTGAGCGGAGAGACCCGGACAGGGCTAATTGGAGAGCATCTGGCCTGCGCTGCGATATTATTGTTGCCGGGCATCAAGGGTTGCGCGATGGCACAGCAGGATAAGGTAGACCTCTGCGCGTGGGATGACCTGGGGTTTATCACAATACAGGTTAAGTCAGGGCGGTTGCGCCAAGAGTATGATGGCAGGCAACCGACGTATCATTTTAACTACGGCTCCGGGCTGAAAAAGAAAAAGCCGGTGCGCGGTGACTATGATATTATGGCAACGGTTGCAATCGAGAAGCGCCGGGTGCTGTTCACAGCGTTGCCGGAGCTGACTGCGGTGAGCAAGCGGATAAACCCAANGCGGTTTGACGACCCGGACGTAGAGGTGCAGAGCTGGCAACACGCCATCAGAGTTATGCGAGGTGAGACATGATNAACTGGGANGACTACCCAAACTTTACCGAGGCTGAGTTTACCTGTAGCCACAGCGGCAAGTGCGACATGGAGCCTGCNTTTATGGACAAGCTACAGAAGCTGCGCGACCACTACGGCAAGGGCATGACGGTGACCAGCGGCTACCGTGATATCACGCACCCCATTGAGGCGGCAAAGGACAAGCCGGGCATCCACACAATGGGACTGGCTGTAGACATCGCGTGCAATGGGCAAGACGCATACCACATACTGGGGCTTGCGTTGAACATGGGGTTCACCGGCATCGGTGTTGCACAGTCAGGGCGCAACCGCTTCCTGCACCTGGACATCTACACCAAGCCACCCCGGTCAAATGTATGGAGTTACTAAAATGATATTACCTATCTTGGGAAAAATTCTCGGCAGCGGAGACGTTGTTAAGAAGGGCATGGAGCTTATCGACAGTATGCACACCTCTACCGAAGAGGAGATGGCGGCTGTCAGCAAGGCGAAGACAGACCTGCTACAGGCATACCAGCCATTCAAGCTAGCACAGCGTTACCTTGCGCTGATGTTTACGTTTACCTTCCTGATATGCTTCGCCATCACGCTCGGCATGACGCTTGCCGGCAAGGGTGACATCGAGGGCGTGAAGGCTATCNTGGGTGACTTCTGGATTGGNGAGATTATGTTGCTGATTGTCGGCTTNTACTTTGGCGGTGGCCTTGCCGAGACGATAAAGCAGAAGAACAAATAAAAAGGGCAACCGCCATGTCAAACAGTTGCCCTTCCTAAATGCTCCGGGNTGTCTCTTATTACCCGGAACAAATTCTATTGTGATATTACCTCAAGACTGTTTGACATACCATACACCTTGCGCACTATGCCGCGCTCGACCAGAGCTTCGACGTGTTTATGCACGGCCTGCGTAGAGACGCCGAGGACAGCCGCTATCTGCGGATAGCTTGGAACATACCCCTGCTCTTCAGACAGCTCCTGTATGGTGCTTAGAACGCGATACTGGGCAGGTGTAACCCTCATTGCTTCANCTCCTTAATCGTCAGAGTGTTCTGGCGCACACGCTCGGCAGGCTTTGCCGGCGTTATTTTTTCTGGGCGTGCGCGGGTGTTACGCATGGGCCACTTGATNATNGTGTCGGTGCCATCNACAACAGTGCGTGCCTCTTCATGGTTGCCCATGTACTCTTTAATGACCGTCTCGGCGTCAGCGATGGATTGCTCGCACTCCTTCTTGAGGCGCTTTGCCTCGACGAGTACCTCGATAGCGTCCTGCACGTCGCCGTCTTCGACAGCTAGCGGCGGTGCGCCATCATCGACATTGCGAAAGGCTACGTTGCCGTCTTCCGGGTTGGCAAGCGGATACCAATCTTTCTTTACGCGGCGGTTCTCAAAGTCTGTGATAGCCGCGCTGATGTTCGATTGCGTTGCAAGGTCAGACTGATACAGCCAGACGCGCAATTCGGACCCACGATACAGCACAGCGACGATACCGTAGTCAGCCTCGGCACACATCATCTGCGCCTGTAGCTGGAAAGGGCCGCGCCACGGCGGCGGTGTGTCTTCGGGCTGTGCCTGCGTAGACTTCGCCTCGATGACGACGGTCTTGCCGTCGAGCTGTAGGTATTCACCATCGCGCACAAAGATGCCACGCGATGGGTCGTTACGCACGATGCCGGTGCCGACAGCGCGACCATCCAGCGACGCGGCAAGCGGCAGCTTTGCGTGGAAGTAAGGCTCGTTGATGTCTGTCTCGACATCGGTTAAGCCCAACAGCTCTGCGGCGCGTGTGATGATAGCGCCTTCATGCACGTTGCCCCAGTAGGTCAGCTCGTTGCCTTCCCACGGCTCCGGCGCTTTGCCTTCGTCGTGGTCTATCATCTCGGACAGAAGCTGGTTCTGGGTTGCGTATGGTGACAGGCCCAGCAGTTGTGGTATGCGTGATGCTGACATGAGGTTATCAGGTGTTANTTTTCCGACCATTAGTTTGTCTCCCATTTGTTGGATTTTGCTCTGTTTTGATTTTTTGTTAATATCTGCAAATTCCACGGAACGTGCAATCCGCAGACGCCTTCTCCCCTGACTGGCACAATGTGGTCCACTTCATGAGGTATTCCTGTGGTTTCCGTTAGGAACGCCGCTTTTTTATAAACCGACCTGATTTGATGGACACCACACCCAGCTAATGTTCCATGCCTTTTGCGCATCCGATATTCGTTTACATGCGCTTTGCACTTTTGTCTGTACTCTGGGTCAGTTTCCCTTCTGCGTTTTATGTTTAGCCTTTGCTGTCGCCTTGCTTCTGGCGTTCTAGACCGCTCTCTCACCCGCTCTCTGTATGCCTCAAGTTGGTCTGGCGTCATTATGGCGCGCCTCTTTTTATAAAAGGTTTTGTGAAAATCAGGATTGTCAGAAATTCTTTTTTCATAATACCTGCGTTTAACCCAGTACTTCCGCATTTCCTCACCAATCTGAAGGCTTTTGTATTGAATGATAATTTGCCTTCTTCTTTCGCTTTGCATATCAATTCCCCAATATATAGATGACGTTCCACCAAGTATATTCCGGGCCGAACAGGTTAAACCAGCCTGCGATAGATAGGCTGATGAGTGCGTATAAAGAAAGCGTTACGATTGCTTGCATGATTAACTCCCTATGCGTTGATTAAGTTGCGCACGCTTGACGCGTGCCATTGGCGACCCATTGCGGTCGGTATCTGCGCGTCGTTTAGCGCTGATGCGATGCTACGCAGAGACTGGCCTGCGTTGCGTAATGCTGTGATAACCGGCATTGCCTGCGGTGCAACCTGCGCGGTTGCGTCACGGCGTATGCCTGCGTTAGCCGCGCCACCCTTGGCGGGTGTTGGTGAGCCGAGCTTTACGCCACGGCGCTTGGCGGCTGCTAGGCCAGCCTTTGTGCGTTCTGATATGACCTCACCCTCATGCTGTGCGAACACGGCTTTGATGCCGAACTCTAGCGTGCTAGCGTGGGGCATGTCAGCCGCCTTGATTTCTACGCCGCTGTTCTTGAGCGTAAACAGAAACCCGGCGTCACGACTGAGGCGGTCAATCTTTGCAATCAAGATGCCTGCGCCTGTGCGCTTGCACTGTTCGAGCGCTGCCTCAAGCTGTGGGCGTCTGTTCCGCTTGCCGCTCTCGACCTCGGTATATTCAGCGATGATGTCGTAGCCCTGCACTGCGTGGCGCTGGGCTTCAAGGCCAAGGCCGGACTGGCCCTGACGCTGAGTTGATACACGATAATAAGCGATGTACTG